CCGAGGAAACCATCGCTGTAGATGTCCATAGGAATCACAAGCGGAAACTTATCCCAAACTGGCAGTTCGTCTTTAAGTTTCGGATCGTAGTGATACAGATACATCTTTCCGATAAATGCCTGAGGCGAGACTCTACTTGAATCGTTGAGGATGTTAGATCGATTGGATGGCATTCGAAGTTTAAAAAACTTGTTTTGTATCCATGCGCGAGCCTGTGCTGTTCTGGGTTTAATCCCATCAGCAGTCATTTCTTTATTCAGTTTATCAAATAGTGATGGCATTAGATACCTAAATTTTCTTCGGTGATAACTTTAAATTGCCAGCTCCTGTCTTTGCAATATTCGACAGCAGCCTTCCATTTCGCCTCATTTACGCCCCAAGTCATAACCTCATTGATGTATCGTTTAGTTATTTTGCTTCTCTTTTCTGGAGGTTTAGCCTGACTTTTTGGCTTAACTTCGAGAATCATCGCCTCGAGGATCCCTTGTTTGTTCCGAACTCGCACGAAAAAGTCTGGAAAATAACGATGCCAACGATTATCTACTGGGGATAAATACGGTATTACAATCTCTTCATTAGACCATTCTACAACACTCGAGTTTGTATCCAAGTGCACCATGACTCGGCGTTCCCAAAGCGATCTGTACCAGATGTTTGTGGGATCACCTAAATATTTATTGGTATTTTTAGGACTAAATTTACCGCTGTATGCCATCACTTATTTATAGGAACATTTAATGGCTCAACAATCACCTGTAAGCCAACCAACTGTCACACGATCAAATGCGCAAACGCCCTCGCCGACAAACGGGAGCCAACGACAGACAACTGGTCCGCAAAGTAAAGCAGAAGGTTCTTCTTATGAGTTTAACGATCTTAGATTCCCTTTAAATGTGGGTACAGTAGAAAAACATCTTCACTGGATTAAATTTATTCCGACTGTTCAAAACAAGTCTAGTTATAATGTAAAGAAGGCTGTTACGGGTGGTCTTCAGCAGTATAGCACGGCAGACGGAAATAGAATTGGCGGTAATCAACTTGGGCGATCCACAGATCCATTTAACAATGCTGCATCAATTGCTGGATTGGGAGCTGTTCTTGGAGTTATAAGAGGGGTTGAGGGTGTATTGGGCGCAGATAATTTGGGAGAAGTGATAAGTGAAGGTGCTGGAGGCGCAGTTAAAGGTTTTATAGGTGGTGCGTTTGCAGGAGCTATTATTGGCTCTATTGACTTAACTCGCAAAACTCGACGCGCTGCGGGGTCAATTGGTCTTTACATGCCTGATACAGTGAATCAGACGGTAGTAAATGATTATGATCAGGTAAGTTTAACACAGGCATTGGGGAATGCTGGCTTGATTATGCAAGCTGGAGAGTCAGCTATTAAATCAATGTCTGAGGCTGCACTAAGTGAACAAATAAGTTTTGGTCAAACTGCTGGTTCTGCTGCAGCATCTGAAGCGGCAGGCTTTTTTGCAGAAAAAACAGGAGCGTTTGGTCAAGGTATCACAGATGTTCTTTTGTTCTCTGCGGGTTATGCACAAAATCCTCAAGTAGAATTGCTCTTCAAATCAATTCAAAATAGAGAGTTTCTTTTCGATTTTAAATTTGTTCCACGAAACAAAAAAGAAGCAGAAACGATAATTAAGATTATTCAAGCATTTAGATTTTTTGCTGCACCTGAAATTCCTTCAACGGGTCTTGGTCGTTACTTCGTACCACCGTCAGAATTTGATATTGTTTTTATGCTAGGTTCTTCGAGAAATCCAAATCTTCCAAACATATCAACTTGTGTTCTTCAGGGTATCGATATAAACTACGGAAGCGCAGGACAGTGGACTGCATTTAAAGATGGTATGCCAGTTGAAATTTCAATGCAGCTTCGATTTAAGGAAGTCGAAATCATGCACAAAGATCTCGTTAAACAGGGTTACTAATGAAATACTTCGAAAGTTTTCCTGGAACAATCTATACATTCGACAAGAATACATTAAACAACCAAGTTGTTACAAATATTCTTGCTCGTTCTACTTTTTTGCGAGAGGTGGCGAACAATACATCTCTCGCATATGAGTATAATGTAAAAGAAACCGACACTCCAGAAATTATTGCTCATAAACTTTATGGCGATGCGTATCGCAGCTGGATTATTCTTCTTTACAATCAAATTATTAATCCATTTTACGATTTTCCGCTAACAACTGATGCGTTAGATTCATATATTCAAAACAAATACAATCAAACGATTAATGAAGCACTTACAACGATTCATCACTACGAGAAAGAGATAACCAAAGAATCAATTTACAACGGATTGTTAATCGATAAATCAGTTGAAACGCATATTATTGGCGAATATGACGTTGATTATTCTGATAATTCTATCACACCAGCCACACTTCCTGGTACTGCCGATACATCATTAACAGTGAGCACAGAAACTGTTGCATATCCAGATTACATCTTGAAGATCACCACAGTAAATAAAGCAATCTCAAATTATACAAATGAATTTAATATTAATGAATCCAAACGAACAATCAAAATTCTTAGCGAAAAGTTCGTTCAAAGAGTTGAAGATGAGTTCAGGAGTTTAATGGCTGATGGCTGATAATAATGGTGTCTATAACTCAAAAGACTATAAAATAGTCAATCTTGAGTTAATAAATTCTGGTGGACAAACGATTGATTTGCGCAATATTTTTGTTGAGATGCAAATTTTTCAGGACATCTATTCATCTGTGATGAATGGAAATATTTTGATTCAAGACGGTAATGATACGTTTGCCAACTTCTATATGTGTGGTAATGAGTATCTTAAAGTCAAAATAGACAAACCTGGACTAAATCGACCATTAGAAAGACTCTTTAGAATCTATAAGACCACAGATCGAAGACCTTCTACTGATTCAGGTCAAGTTTATCTTCTTCACTTTTGTTCTGATGAGATGTTATCATCCGAATCATTAAATGTGAGCAAGGCTTATAAATCCACTAAAATTAAAGATGTTGTTTCTGATATTCTGCTCAAAGAATTAAATGTTGATCCACAACGAATTGCAAGTTTAGAAGATACCTCTGGATCTTTTGATTTAATTATTCCAGGATATCGTCCATTTGAAGCAATTCAATGGGTGACAGCGCGTGGTTATGATCAGAAGAAATTTTGTTACTTCTTTTTTGAAAATAAAAATGGTTTTAATTTAATGTCGTTACAAACGATGATTAAACAAAAGCCATATAAAAAACTTAAATATGAACTTAAGAACACACAAAGCGATCCTGCGTTGAACAAAGACTCTATTGACAACTTTAATATTATAAATGATTTTGATATGTTAACTTCTGTTTCAAATGGATCGTTCTCTTCACGTTTACTTTCTATCGATATATTCTCGCAAAAGTTTGAGAATATTGATTACAATTTATTGACTGCTGAGGCGCAAGGAAATCTAATTAACAAATTTAAACCAGTCAACACCTTTAAGAATTCTAAGAACGAGACATTGTTTAATTCTCCATATGCATTTTTTAGAACATATCTATCAATTAATGACACGGCTTCTGAGAAAAGCAATGACATTAAGTTTTGGATGCAACCAAGAGCAATGCATATGTCGTTATTGAATCACTTTAGAATTCAAATCACAGTTCCTGGTGATATTGAAATGAAGGCTGGCGATATTGTTGATTATGAGTTTCCTATGTTTGAGAGTGCAAAATCTAGTGGTAAAGCACTCGATAAAACACGCACTGGTAGATATCTAGTCGCATCAATTAACCATAAATTTAATGGTGATACATTTGAATCGATTGTAGAACTTGCCTCTGATTCTTTCTCTGAGGCACTACCTGAAGCGAAGAACGGAATAAATGTTTTGACTAAGAAGGGTAAGTGATGCCAGGCGCAAAAAAGAATTTTATTGGACTTGAAGGTTTTATCTGGTGGGTTGGCGTTGTAGAAGATCGCCAAGATCCAGAGCAACTTGGTCGTGTTCGCGTTCGTTGCTTTGGTTGGCACACAGATCAAAAAGAATTAATCCCAACTAGTGCTTTACCTTGGGCGCATCCTGTTCTTCCAGTAAACAGCCCAAATATGTACACACCTAAAGAAGGTGACATGGTATTTGGATTTTTTATTGATGGTGGCAATGCACAAAATCCAGCAATTATGGGTGTGCTTCCAGGAAAGCCTGATGGCAAGCCGAACTATACAAAAGGATTTAGTGATCCAAGAACGAGTTTTGGTTCAGCGCCAAATAAACCAGATGATCCTGCAGAAGCATATCCAAAGGGTAAGTATCTTAAAGAACAAACCACAAATCGTCTTGCTCGCGGCAAAGCAGATTCAACTGTAATTGCTACAAGAAAAAAGAATCTCAAGAAGAACATCGTTTCAGCAGGTGGGGTTTCTTGGAGCGAACCACCTCCTGCGTTTGCGCCAAAGTATCCATATAACAATGCTCTTGAAACTGAATCTGGGCACGCACTAGAGTTCGATGATACTCCAGGTCAAGAGCGTATTCAATTGGCGCATCGCAAAGGCACATTTGTTGAAATTGATAAAGACGGCAGCGAAGTTCATAAAGTTGTGAAAGACAATTATGAACTTGTGATGGGTTCTGATTACGTTTACATCAGTGGCAAGTGTTCAGTTACCGTTGGTGGTGATTGCAATTTGAAAGTTGGCGGCAATATGAATGTTGAAGTTGCTGGCGGCATTAATATGTCAGCTGGTGGTGATATTCGTATGAAAGGCAAGAAAGTCTTTGTTGAATCTACATCTGATCTGAACATTAAATCGGGTGGCGTTGGCAACATGACGTCAGCCAAGAAACTCAGTCTCAAAGGTCAGAATGCTGCACTTCAGGGTGCAACTATTGATCTCCCTGCTGCTCAAATTAACATGCAATCAGGTTCTGCAACCTCTGCTTCTGGCGCAGGATTAACTGGCGGTGGAGTTATTGGTAACTCTGAAGATGTTGCTGATGCAGCATTGGCAAATCAAGATATTGCAAATACAGTTGCCGCAGCTGCCGCTACTGATGCCGCTGCTGCAGCTGCACTTGAGGAAGTCACTGTAACTGGAAAACGTGCCGCAGAATCTACAGCTGGATCAACTACTGGTAAAGGATTGGCTGGTCAATTAACATCAACAGTTAGCAATGTATTCAGTAAAGTTACTGCTGCTGCAGATGGCGTTCTTAAAGACTTTGCTGGCAAAACTCCACTCGGTGAAATTCAACAGAAACTCACAAACCTTGAGAATATGGCAAATCAAACGAAGGGCGAAATCCTATCGCTCAAAGACAATCTTAAAAATACTGTCACAAATAAACTTGGCGAAGTTAGCGACAACGCTATTGCAAGAAATCTTGAATTTAATGTTGATTCAGAGTTACTGCCTCAGAAGGCGGTGAATACCATCAAGACTGTAATTGGTAAACGCATCTATCCACTAACTGAAACAAAGACAACTGGTGATGGCTGAATTTTCTATACCATGTAATGGAACATTGTTGCCAACAAAGGCTGATCTGGCGAATATATTCGTTAAGATCGCTGACATTCCATCACAACTGCAAGTTGAAGCAGAAAAAATCCGAGCGCAAATTGATGGACCTAATGTAGAGCAAGCAGTTCGCGAGGCATTAAGAGAAAAGATTGCTCCAATCGAGGCGCAAGCTGAAGAAGTTCGACAAATTTTAGAAAAGGTCGACAAGGCTCTTGGGAATTTCCCAATATCTGCGAGCAAGCCATACTATAAGAGTTTAAAGATTCCTGACGACGAGTGGGAAAGAAAGATGACTGCTCTAACTCAGGAGTATCATCTTTATGTTCAGGCTAAACTTCTAGAGATTATTAATAATGTTTTGCCTGTAAGTTTTACAATACCTGTTCTCGGAATTAGTGTCGATATCGTACAGTTATTTGCAAACGCAAGTTATAGAGCCAGTTTAAAGCAACAAGTCGTTGACGAGGTCGACTCACTGGCTGCATTAATTCCAGAT